TGAACGCCAAGATTCCGACGGAGGAGCAGCGGTTCTTGAAGTGGGTCGCGGATGTGTCTCATCCACGCTCCGGGATACCGGAGCCGACCCCTCAGGAGATCGAGCGCGTTCGGAAAGCTCGCTGTAAATACAGGAGGGCTGCCCGTGCGTCCGTTGCCTAACCTTGTTTTATGGATGCTCCAGGCGATTTCCTGGTTCTTGTGGAGACCTCCGATGGGCATTGCTAAATCCCGCAAATCCGAGCCGCCGCGGCCTCCGCGTAAACCGCGTCTTACCTTTGCGATCTACCCGGTTCCAGATGAGATTCACAGCGTGATTCGTACCAGCTGGTATAAAGCCGGGAAGATTGTGGAGATTGACGAAATCCAACTGGAAGAGTGCCCTGATGTATTAAACGTTTTTCATTATCTCGTCGGTGGAGCGCTCCAACGCGGCTGTGATGTAACCGTTTTAACTACATACAATCCCCACGATTTGGGTGTTCCTGTTTAACTAAACAAACCATGTCAAACTCAAAACTGTTACAGCGTTTACAAAACGCCTACCAATGCTGCGAATCCTGCGGGATGCAGTACGGCATTCCACGGGAGGGCTCCAGCACGTGGTGGCGTTCTGTCTGCGATGTCTGTGGCTTGGAGAATGCCGTCACCGAAACCCGCGACTGGGGCTACCTCCAGCGGGGAATCACCCAACTCGGCGTTCCAGGCCGCTTCTGACGTCCGCGATTGTTACGGTTTGTGAACAGGGGGCTGGTTGACCCCCGGAGGATGTGTAACACTAAGGGCACGGGAGAAATCCCGGCCCTTTCTTTTTAGGTCTATGGACATCCAAGCCAACCTCCCCAGTGACAACATCTTTCGCTGGACCTCGGCCGTCAACTACGCCCGCATCGTGCTCCAGCAGCAGATCGCCAAATGCAAGAAGCTCAATCTCTCCTGCAACTACGACAAGCAGACAGTAGAGACCTTGACGGAATTGGAGATCTTTCTCCAAGCTGCCTGGGATGGGCACATTGCTCAGCTAGAAACCATGATTAAGGAGGCCAAGGGCAATGTCTGATGTGCTTGAAATTCTTTCCCTTGATGTGGATTCCGATGGGCTTTGCACTGTTGATGCTGTCGTCGACAACATTGTTGTGCTGTATCCGGCGTCGCGGCTCGATCCAGCGGAATGCCGGCCTGCTCTGTGCCGAGGCACCTTCTACATTTCTGATGACGAAGTGATTCCCGTCGATGAGCAATCCCAACGCGAGTACGTCGCCGATGCCGTCCTCTACTGGAACGTGCTCGACACATCGGATGAAGCCGATTTTGACTGACCTGGCCCGAGCCGTTCGCAATGAGGAGGATTACGACGACTGGGATTACGGCACGGAGCCGATCCCCGGCGACACCTACTGGACCACAAACGCCAGCGTGTTATCGCTCTACTCCAACCTGATCCAACAGTTCCAGGAGGCTGAAACCGTCAGCTACGACAAGCTCGCCGCTATCGCAGTGACGCGGATTCTCAGCCTCCCACCTGAGACTCTTATGAGACTCGCCCAAACGTTTACTCCCTAGTACACTAACCACTGGTTCTACCAGCCTCAACAATGCTGACAATCCTTTCACCCCAGGAACTTCAAACGCTCCAGGGTCACATCGACGGCATCAATAGCCTGCTGCAGCACGCACAAACCGTGCATCTTGATGCGTCCGCACCAGCCACTCCCAAAAAAGCCGAGGTCTCGCTGCCCGTCTTGCCGAAGTCTCAAGGTAAGACTCGTGGGTCTAGCCGCAAGAGGAGGCAGTCGTTGACGGAGAGGAAGGTGGCGGAGATTAAGCGGCTGCTGCAGGATGGGAAGATGTCGGCGGCGCAGATTGCGCGGCTGTACAAGATCCATCTGACGACTGTTTATTCCATCAAGTGGGGTAAGACTTGGCAGAAGGTTGCTCCAACGAGCGATGTGCCGAAGCTGGAGATTGTGGAGATTCGTAAGTGATTCTGTGTGATACAGAGATTCGGACGCTGTGTTTGCAGGGTCTTGTCAATCCGTACGATGCACGGCTGGTTAATCCAGCCAGTTTGGATGTGCGGCTTGGCTACGAATTGATGGTCGAGGTGGCGGATTTTCCTGACATGATTCCAGTGGACATCACTGGGCATACGCAGGGAAATCCGTTTTATCTGCGCCCTGGTGAGTTTGTGCTTGGTTGTACGGTGGAGACGTTTTCGTTTCCGGCGCATATTGCTGGGCAGTTTGCGTTGAAAAGTACCAGGGCGAGGGCAGGTTTGGAGCACCTTATGGCGGGTTATTGCGATCCGGGGTGGACTGGATCGAAGCTGACGTTGGAGTTGCAGAACGCTCGCAAGATGCATGATGTGCCGCTTTGGCCGGAGATGCGTATTGGGCAGATTGTTTTGCACAGGATGTCGAAGATTCCGGCCAAGGATTATTCAGTTACAGGCCACTACAACAATGACGTTTCTGTTCGGGGACCGAAGTATGCCTGATCCAGTCAACCATCCTGAGCATTATGCTTTGGATCGTAGGTTTGAGGTTATTGATGTGATCGAGGATTCGGTGCAGTTTGCGCCGGATCCGGTGTTGGGTGGGCTCCAGTGGCAGATACTTAAGTATGTGCATCGCTGCTGGGGCAAAGATAATGCCGTGCAGGATTTGAAAAAAGCGCGGTGGTATTTGGACCGGCTGATTGTTCACCTGGAGGCTTTTTATGGAAAAGTTTAAGTTTGAGATGATTCGCTCCAACGAGAGTGAGGAGATTATGCACTGTGTTTCAACGCGGTTCGAGGCGCTTGATGCGCGGGAGATTGTTTCGGCGTTTGTTGATTTTGTGTCGGGTTGTGGGTTTCACCGCGAGTCGATTATTGATGCGTTTGAGTATTTCGCGGAAGAACGGGAGGGTGTGTGATCTGCCCGGAGTGCGACGGCGGGAAACTTCGGACACTGGAGACACGCCAGCACGAAGACAATTCGGTCTTTCGCAGGAAAGCCTGTGATGCGTGTGGGTTGCAGGTGCGGACTCTTGAGGTCGTGCAGGAAGATGTGAAGCGGCCGGTGCGCCAGTGGAAAAGGAAGCCGGGACCGCGTAAAGGGAAAAAGCAGCCTGGAGTCAACCGCGCATTGGGGGAGGCCAATGCTGCTTCTGTGTTGACTGTGCGGGATGTGAAGAGATTGCGCCAGTTGGCGGCAAAGGGTGTTTTGCAGAAAACGCTGGCGGTGCAGTATGGCATCGCTCCAGGCACTGTTCGCAGGATTGTGCGGCGGGAGCTGTGGGCGCACGTTGTGTGAAGAAATATGAAGCCCGCCTGCGTGGAGGGCTTTCTGATGTGTTACATTACAAGGGTACTCGACCCACAGGTCTACGATGTGATCCAGGCAAGTTTTTTGGCGCAGTTGCGGCGGACGCTTCGGGCGGAAGCCGTACTGGTTCTTGTACAGGTTGAACAGGTCTGTCCGGGTTACTGGCTGGATCTGAGTGAGTTGGCTGAGCAGTTTGCGACGGATCGTGCCACGCTCAATCGGTCGCTGCGGAAATTGGAGAAGCTGAATCTGCTTAGGCGGGCTAGCTTCTCCAATGGCGGCACCTGGATTTGGTGGGTGGCGCGGCAGTTTGGGGATGTTCCACGGCCGGAGGATGAGCCCGCTTGGGTGATCAAACACGTTCAGCGGCGGGAGTTCTACCGAATTCCGCTGACCGATCGCTGGTCTTGGTGCGATGCCAGAAAGATTCCACGCAAGACCTTCAAAGGTTTTCTTGCTGGCGATCAGATGGTCATGCGGAAAAAGTGGCAGCTTGTCTCGACACCTTTCGATTCCACAAACACTACAGAGGAGGCAGCATGAATCCTTGGATTTATCGCTTCATGGCACTGACTGCATTGCTTTTTGTGTACGGCGCTGGTTACTCAGCTGGCCGTGAGCAGTGCCAGCTTCGGTATCAACGTTCTACTACCCATCACCACCAATGAAATTTTTTACTGGGATTGAGTATCTGCATACGCTGCAGAATGCGACGACTATTGCTTTTGACTGTGAGACGACGGGGCTCCAGCCGAAATTTGGCGGGTTGCGGTTGCTGCAGCTTGCGGCGTTGGATCGTCCGCCTGTTGTGATCGACTGTTGGGAATTAGAGGATGAGGATTGGATTAAGCTGGAGAACTTTTTCAGCATTAAGCGCTATTGGCTGGCGCACAATGCTGTGTTCGATCTTGGGTGGTTGCAGGAGCACGAGCTGTATCCGCACGGGGATGTGCTCTGTACCATGCTGGCCAGTCGGATTTTGACGAATAGATTGTCGAATGTGAAGCACGGTTTGCAGCATGTTGTGCAGCGAAATCTTGGCTACGAGATTTCAAAGGAACAGCAAACCAGTGACTGGTCGAAGGAACTTACGGAGGAACAAATGTACTATGCCGCGAAGGATGCGGCGGTGTTGGTTGAGTTGGATGGGGTGCTTAATCAGAAGATGGCTGAGGGGAATTTGCACAAGGCTTGGTTTCTGGAGTGCAAGGCGTTGCCGGCGATGGCGCAGCTTTGGAGAACCGGCCTGCCGTTTGATCGCAAGTCACTAGAAACGCTCCAGGGGGATTTGGCTGCTGAGCATGTGGAGTTGGGGGCTGCGTTTCTGGTGGCATTAGATGCGGCGCTTCCGGCAGATCACAAGCTACCTAGAGATCCAGACGGGAGCATTAATACTCGCGCTAAGGCGGAGGGTAGTGTTCGCGCTGGGACCAAGCGGGAAGCGGGTTTTAACTTGAACAGTCCCAAGCAACTGTTGCATGTTTTTACATTGCTGCTGGGTGAGCAGCCGAAGGATGCGAATGGTAAGGCGAGTGCCAGTCGGCAGGCGCTTAAGGAGTATGTGGGGGATCACCCGGTTGTAGCACAGTATCTGGCGTGGAAGCGGGTGGAGAAGCGGCGGCAGATGGTGGAGGCGTTGCTGAAACACCTGGAGCCGTCTGGGTTTATACGTGCCAGCTATATGCAGCTTGGGGCGGATACGGGGAGGATGTCTTGTATTAGTCCAAACCTGCAGCAAATTCCGAGAGATTCAAGGTTTCGGGAGTGTGTGCAGGCCCCGGATGGGTGGAGACTGGTAGTGGCGGATTACTCCCAGATGGAGCTGCGGCTTGCTGCGGCGGAGGCTGAGGATCTTTTGATGATCCGGGCTTTTCAGGATGGGATGGATCTCCACACACTCACTGCGATGCAGATTTATGGCGTGCCAGCGGAAGAGGTCACTAAGGAACAGCGCAGCGTTGCGAAATCTGCAAATTTCGGTCTGTTGTATGGATCGGGA